TCTCGCGCAAATCTGTCGTTGTGGCGTTGATGAAATACGTCCGCCTCTCATGCACATCACGAACCATGGACGTCTCCACTTTGCCCCAACACGAACCAATGGCGGCGCGCTCCATTGACATGATAGAGCGCACATTGTTCGCAGGGGCAGGCGGGTCGATAACGTCACGGTCAAAGTACATGGCCACTGCGCCAGCCTGGGTGGTTGGCACAAGTGGCGTATACACAGCACGAATGCTGTGGTACACGTACTTATCATAAGTCGTGGCCTGAGTTGAGAGCCGGTCGTTAAACGACAGCGGATGCACTGAGAACGGGATCACCAGGTTACCAGATGACCCCGACTGCGAGCCGACAACGAGAAACGTCGACGCGCCGCGAAACCGCACGGAAGTCTTTGTGCGGTTCGTCTCAGAGAAGAAGTTCTGCCCGGCGGATGCAGGAAAAGCCACGGGTGGCCCGGCGGCGACGGACTGCGGTGCGACCTTCTTAGGAGGTACGCGACCGCGAGCCGCAGCCTTAAGGACCACTCCGGCCTTCTGCACACGCTCGGGGGTGACATACTGCTTGACAGCCTTATGGAGATGCTGCAATTGATGCGCCACCGCTACGGGGTCGAGGCCTTGCCCTTTCTTACCCATGGCGATGACTGCTGCAGGTTGCCCAAAGTAGGCGCAACTCTATCCCGCTATGGGACTAGGTTGCGCGCGCTGGCCCACCCAGCGCTTATTCGCGGTCTACTTCATCTGACCGCTCGGTACTCCCGACGAAATCGAGGTAGCACTTACCGAGCTGGTTCAGGCTGCGGCAGCTGGCGATACGCCGCCGCAGTGCCCGGACGTCATCCACGTCTACGCCCAAGCACCTGGCCACACTGTCGAGCAGCATTGCTTGCTCATCTTCACGCAGTTGGCCGCGCCACTTATCTTGTAGCCTCCACGCCATATCACGGTCTCGCTGCCAGAGACTCTCAAGCTCCTTGGCAGTATGTGGCTTCCACTTGTTGATTCTCACCAACGCGGCGCAATAATCCCCCACAATGGGTACGTGGCTCTCAGTGGCCAGGTAGCCCAGTACCTTGTCCCGGGGCTCCTGTCCCTTGAACGTGATGGGGATCTTCTTTAATGCGCGAATTACCAGTGCGTGGGAGATAGCAGACTGTGATATATCCGGGTACACGCGCGATAAAATGCACACGCGCGTCCCGTCCTGGGGCTCGATCTTCAGCTTCAGTCCGAAGACGCCAGCAGCATCAGACAGTGTCCTGCCAGTGGTTCCGGCAGTGACTATAACCAGGACATTGGCAAACGTGCCCAGCAGCGATGTGATCTTGCTGCCAGACAACACCGACGATCCGGTGTTGTAGGTCACTCCTGTTGAAGTAGTGACCTCCACGTTTTCCTCAGCCTTAATCAGGCTGACGAAATGGGATGCGTCAGGCTCCTTGAACCCGCGTCTTGCGACCATAACGAAACCGTCTCGAATGTCAAATGAGACAGTACCGTCTAGGCGGGAGAAATCAGTGGCGTACCACACGCCATCGATCTTCACCAGTCCGTCGTCACCAAACACAACCCACGCCTTGCTGTCAATCTCCTCAAGGGTGTACTTGCGCCCCGTCTCAAAGCCCGGGCGCTTGTCCATCTCCATAAGGCGCTGACCGACCTCGAATGAGTTCAGGCCGATAAGCACATGGCAGCTGTACTGGAATGCAACCAGCAGGGGCGCTGTGTACAAGCCCTTGTTGACTGCGTCTTCTGCTGTGACGTCCGAGATGTTCCTCGGATCGCCCTCAGACGTGTAGACTTCCCTCTTCATGAAGGGGCTCACCCGGAAAGCCTTGTCATCCGGGTTGGCGATGGCCGCGGCGCGCAACCATTTACGCCTCTGCGCTTCGTTCTTGGCAGAATTAATGACTGCCCAGACGTCTTTAGGGACCAGCGTGCCTGGCCGCTTGATCAGCAGCCTGGCAGCCAACCCAAGGCATCTCTTGACGTCTTTAGGTAGGCCCGCCTGCAGGTTCGCCACGGCCTCAATTCGTCCGGCAACGCACGCCTCGTCAGACTCGCGTCCGAACGTGGGTGCGCATCCAGGCTCAATGATAGGTGGCAAAGCCAAGCGTGCCTTAGGAATACCCTCGTGCATGCCAGCATGGCGGACCGGTGTGTAATTGACCGCCAAAAAGCTAGGCTGGGACTTGATGTTAAGGTAACCGCAGATGTAGTCTAATAAGAAAGGGTCCTGCTCCTGGACATC